GTTACTCCAATCAACCAATGAAGCATCAACGTCAATGTTTGACATTTCATCTTTCCACCAAAAGTTTATCATTGGTATGTTGTTGAGTTTGCAGTACCATTGTGTTCTTGCAATGTGTTCTAAACTTTCAATAGCACTTTGTTTTTCGTTGTAGATTTTTCTGTAAGGTTCAAACAAATGTTTTTCAGCAAGTTCATTTTCAGATACTCTACTGTCTACACCATTGCCGCCATTCTTAACCCAATAACCATCTTGGGTTTTATCCATGTAAGGTGAACCTTGTTCAAATCCAAAATCATGTTCGGTTAAAAATGCACGTCGATGTATGCCACTCCACTGGCATACCAATATGTTGCGTTGACCTTTGAGTTCTTCGCATTTTGTAATTGCTTGTCTTGAAATGTAATCTTGACCAGCGGCACACGAAGCCACATTGTGAACCTTCCACAATTCTTCTAGTTTGCCCACCCAAGTCATTTCTGAATTGTAAGTGAAACTACATCCAGATGTAATCACATTTATCATATGTATATTATACTACCGTTTGTTAATAAAATCAAATGCTTTATAAGATATGATCGGCCAGTTTGAGATCAATCATTTGTTTGGCTGTAAAGTATTGATCACTTGGTGTGTTTAATTTTTTACGTACATCTGCTAGACTGAATCCAGTTGCTTCACGCAGTATGTTTAAACAACGCAGTTCACAGTTGTTGTTTTCTTTCATTTGTGATCTCATGTCATGCATTTTAGACTCCATAGCATCTGAATGCTGATGATTCATAATGCCAGTGTTTTTGGCAATATATCTTTCACCCTGTTTGCCACTAGCAAAGATCAACAGTGCCGCACTCATCACAGCACCAATACCAATGGTTGAAATATGATGATGACTGTTTTTCATAACATCAATCAATGCAAATGATTCATACAGATCTCCACCATATGAATTAATGTACAGTTTCAATGTGCGTTTGGGTTTTTTATTAAGATTGGCCGAAAGTATCCATTTAATAGTGTCAGTTATGGATTCGTTATCAATTTCTCCAGTTAGATAGTGTATGTCATGATCATGTAAATGAGCATCGATTCTATCTGCGGCTGTGTATTGATCATATTTTTTCATTGTTTATTGCACCTATATACGTATTTATTGTTTTTGCGTTATATATGCAGTTAATCAAATTATTGTTGTTTTGGTGGATAATTACCATTAGGCATGCCAGCACCAGCAGTGAATTTTGGTCCTTTTGCAGGGCCATAACGTTTATTGGTGTTGCTGATTTTACCGCCAATCACAGCATCTTCTGTTTTGTTTTTCTTTTTGCGTTTGATCATGCCAATACCACCAGATTTAAAGCCATTATTAGCACCCATGCTTGTAGCAATCGAACCACTGAAATTTTCGTCTATGTCTTTAATTTTCATAACAAACTTATTTATGTTGTATATTTGGTTTATAATTATATACGCACATATCTTTATACATAAATATTAATAACGTAGCAGTTTAAAGGATAAAGATGGCATACAATACACCAACATCATACAATAGTTCTACCGGTAGCAATGTACAAGTAATCTCTCCATCAAATGTACAAAAAACTAATAGTAACTATGTAACTAAAAAAATATATCGTGGGTTCAGTTCTAACAACTCAAACGCAAAAAACGGTATATTGTATGATATGGATATTGTTAAACAAGATATATATAACCATTTTATGACCAGAAGAGGCGAAAGAGTTATGATGCCAAAATTTGGTAGCATAATATGGGATTACTTATATGAACCTTTAGATGAAACTACTACATCAATTATAGAAGAAGATGCTCGTGATATTGTTAGCCAAGATCCAAGAGTTACACTACAAGAAGTAACAGTAAATAGTTTTGAACATGGTGTAATTGTAAATTTGGCATTAACTTTAAATCCACAAAGTTCTGTAGAACATATGGCGCTTGAATTTAATGTTAACGGAGTATCAACTAGTAGCACTGGCGGAGGTTATTAATTTATGGGACAATTGATTAGACAATCAAACTTGTTTGCGGCAGAAGATTGGAAAGTAATTTACAGATCGTTTAGAGATGCTGATTTTCAATCATACGATTTTGACACCATACGTCAATCAATGCTTAACTATATTTCAAGAAACTATCCAGAAGATTTTAATGATTACATTAACTCATCTGAATTTATTGCTATTATTGATTTGTTAGCATATCTTGGACAAAGTTTGTCTTTTAGAATTGATTTAAATTCTAGAGAAAATTTTATTGATACAGCATCAAGACGAGAGTCAATATTAAAATTAGCAAACATGTTAAGTTACAAACCTTCACGTAACACAACAGCACGTGGCTTAGTTAAATTAACATCAATAAGAACAAATGAACCAGTTGTTGACTCTGCTGGTAATAATTTAAGTAATGTTGAGATAAGATGGAATGATGCAAACAATCCAAATTGGTACGAACAATTTATTGTTGTGCTAAATGCGGCCATAACAGAATCTAATCAATTTGGAAATCCAGCACAGTCGGCAACTATAAATTCTTTAAACAATGACAGTTACTTATTTAATAATATTAAAAATGTTCAAGTGGCATATCCTTTTTCTGCAAAAGTAAACAATGAAAGTTATACTTTTGAAATCATTCCATCTCAATTTAATGTAGCAGGATTTATTGAAGAAGTAACACCTAATCCATTAAATTCATTTAATATAATTTACAAAAATGACGGCAGAGGTTATGGAAGTACAAATACTGGTTTCTTTTTATACATGAAACAAGGTCAACTTACATATCAAGATTTTAATTTTGATCAACCTGTTGAAGATAGAGCCGTTCAAATAGATGCCAATGATGTTAACAATTCAGATGTTTGGGTTGAAGAAATAAATTCAAATGGTTTAGTACAAAATGTTTGGAAAAAAGTTCCAGCACTATCCGGACAAAATATAATTTATAACAGTTTAGCATTAAACGAAAGAAATATATTTGAAGTCAAAACAAGATTAAATGACCAAATATCAATACAGTTTTCTGATGGTAACTTTGGCAACATACCTGTTGGCTTATATCGTGTTTGGTATAGAACTAGTTCTATAAAAGGTGAATCAGTCACAGCACAAGATATACAAAACAAAAACTTGTCATTTGCTTATATTAATAAACAAAATCAAACATTTGAAATTTCTATAAACTTTAGTTTAAATTATACTATTACAAATTCATCAGCAAGAGAAACAATAGACGATATAAAATTAAATTCAGCACAAGCATATTATACACAAGACAGAATGGTCACTGCTGAAGATTATAATGTGTTTCCAATTACAAAAGTTTCCGGAATACAAAAAATAAAAGCACTTAACAAAACACATTCAGGTCATTCAAGATATCTTGATATTCAAGACCCAACTGGTGTTGTTGCTAATGTAAATTGTATTGGTGAAGATGGTATTGTTTTTAAATCACCAAATAATACAGAAAAAGTGATAACAATTTTAGATAATAGTTCGTATGAAAAAATTGTAGACAGTATGGAAGAGATGTTACAAGCTCAACAAATACAAAATTTTTATTTAGATGTTTACAAAAAAGATATCGAAACAAACCAAACTTCTGGGTTAGAAACATTTAAGTTTGAATCAACAGGAAATAATTCAGCATATTGGAAAACGTTACCAACGTCAACATCAAGTTACTATGGATATTTTACAACTAACAGTTCAGTAAATCGTTTAGTGTCAACAGGAGCATCAACAACTAGACACGGATATATTAGAAAAGGTTCAAAAATAGAATTTGTAAATTCTTATAGTAATCCAACAAAAATAATTTGGACAACAGTGAAAAGTGTTTCAGCAAATGGTGATCCAACTGGTTTAACAACTGGTCCAATACAATTAACAGAAAGTATTCCAAATGGATATATTGCTAGAGCAGTTGTGCCACATATTAGAACAGAGTTTACTTCATCTGAACGTGCATCGTTATTAAATCAATTAACAGCATCAACAACTACTTTAACTACATTTGGTTTAGGTTATAATTATTATAATGCAATAACAAAAGCAGAAGAATGGTACATTATAGCAAACAATAACTTAGATGCTTCAAGTGATTTTTCAAGTGCAAACAATACAATAAGCGGTGGCTCTCAAGGTATAAACAATGACGCAAGTTGGTTTTTAAAATCTACATTTACAGAAAAAGGTGCAAACACAAATGCTAAATTTACACTTAATTCAAGAGGATTAGACTATGTATTCCAATCAACAGATGATGTTAGATTTTTTTATTTAAAAGATTACAAAACACTTGACACACAAACTGGTCTAAGTATACAAGATAGAATTGATATTTTAGCAGACGTAAACACGTCAATTGAAAAAGGCACTGGTGCTACAGCAACAGCAAGTGTAAGTACAGGAACAATAAACAGTTATACAGTAACCAACGTTGGTTCTGGTTATACTACTGCACCAACTGTTACCATTACAGATCCAGATCCAAATGCTACTGGAGCCGAAGCAATAGCAACAATACATAATGGTTCAGTAATAGCAATTACACCGATCACAGTTGGGTCAGGATATACAACTCCAACTGTAACACTTACTTCTCCACAAAGTGGTGGAAGATTACCAACACCAATCCAGCTGGCAGTTGTAGATAGTTTTGTTGAACAAGATGGTTATATTGATAATAAAAAAGTTAAAATTGCTCCGTATGATGCAGATGAAGATGGAATGCCAGATTATCCACTAGCAATAGATGATTTAATTTATGATACTTCTTCTAATAAGAATTACATATTTTTTGAAAGTTATGAAGAATTTGATGGATACACATACTATAAACTATCAACTGCGGTAACACCTGTAACTGTGTTGACAAATTCGGGTATCGAATTCTTAACTACAACTAAAAAGTTTTACAATAATGGAACACTGGTAACTACAGCAGGGCAACAAGGTGAATACACAGCAACTATTGGAACAAAAATATATCGATCAAATGTAGGTAGATCATATCAAACTACAAATGGATTAAGCAATCCGTTGTTCTTCCAATGGAAACACACTGCACCAAGAGATCAAAGAGTAGATCCGAGTATATCTAACATTATTGAGTTAATAGTTTTAACTACAGATTATTATGATAACGTATTAGAATGGACAGCAAACAATAAGTCTGCACTTGAATTTCCCACAGAGCCAACAGTTGAAACATTAAACAATTTGTTTTCATCTGCATTAAATCCTTACAAAGCAATTGGTGATCAAATCATATACACGCCGGCTAAATTTAAAAAACTTTTTGGCGAAACAGCAGATTCGACACTGCAAGGAACATTTAAAATAATTAAATCAGCTGGGGCAACCATCACTGATAACGAAATTAAAGCTCGTGTATTGACAGCAATAAAATCATTTTTTGAAATTACTAATTGGTCATATGGTGAAAGTTTTTATTATACAGAACTGTGTGCATTTATTCACACACAATTATCAACACAAATTAGTTCAGTTGTAATCGTAGGAAAAGATGCAGAATCAATATTTGGTGACTTGTTTGAAATTACATGCCAACCAAACGAATTGTTTTATTCTACTGCTACAGTTGATGATATACAAATAGTAAATTCATTTACTGATCAGAATTTAAAAAAGGGGTCGTAGACAATGGCTGAGCAATTTATTGCATCTAAACAATTACCATATGTTTTACAATCAACCAAGTTAAAAAACTTTTTTGATTCTACAGTTGATCAATGGTTTAAAAATGAAAATAGTATTTTTGAAAAAGGTTTTGTTGGTCAAAGACAAGGCAGAGTATTAAACACAACTAAAGATTCTTATCTTGCAGAACCAACTGTTGATCGATTAAATTATCAGTTAGAACCAGCGGCAATTGTAAGAAATGCCGCGGCACAAGATATTTCTTATCAAACAACATATAGCGACATAATTAACAAAATAAGATTTGACGGCGGTAATAATAAAGATCATTCGAGACTGTTTGAATCAAAATATTATTCTTTTGGGCCGCCTATTGATTTTGACAAATATTTAAACTATTCAAATTATTATTGGTATCCAACTAACGATGATTTATCTACAGAAACTGCTGGGGCTTTTACATCATTGCCAGAAAAATCAATTGACGGGACGACTACACAAAGTATTACACTGCCTTCTGATATTGTGGGAAAGAAAACATACACAGCACCAGACGGTACAGTCTTTACAAATGGCCTACACATTAGATTTGAAGGATCGCACATCAATGGTACTGCATATCAATATTACTATACTGTTGATTCTATGATTATTACAAATCCTGGAAGTAACTATGCAGTTGGTGATGCAATTAATATAGGTAGTAAGACAGTTGGTAAAGTGTCAGCTGTTAATTCAGGAGCAATTACATCTGTTGAAATTACAGAAAAGCAACTTAACGATGGCGACTTACCAAGCACAGTTACTATAATATCATCAAGTGGACAAAATGGAATAGTTACAATTAACACAACACGTAATTCTATTTCATTTGTTATTGAAGGTGTTGGCACTGAAATAAGATTAGTTGATACACGAACTTTGAAAAATGTTGGTAATTCAGTTACGGCAACAAAAGATTATATTACCATTGAACGTGGTGCTAGAGACGGCAATCTTTGGTCAAAATCAAATGGATGGGTGCATAAAGATACTCTTAGCAGTTACCCGTCGGTTACAACACAGTCACAAACAGATCAACAATGGGATGCAGATCCATGGGATATCACAGCATTTGACATACAACTTACTTCGGCAACAACAGCATTCACGACAACATCTGCCAGACGTGCATTGAGACCAATCGTAGAATTTAAGCGTGGCATTGAATTGTATAATTATGGAACTAATCATTTAGCAGATGTTACTGTAGTTGAGCCTTTGTTAAGTAAAACACAAATTGAAGGATTGTCTTCTGTAACTATTGACGGCTACTCAATACAAAACCAAGATACAATTTTATTTACAAATGCGGCTAGCCAAGACGACTATGTACAATGGGATAGTGATCTTTGGGACCATGACATTGATTCAGATCCTGCAACAGGTGGTGGTGGCGGTACCGGTGGTGATCTTGGATGGGATGTATCGAGTACAACATTTAGTGTTGGTGCATCTATTTGGAAAGTATCTGGCGTAGGAACAAGTATAGTATTAACACAACTTACTACAAATGTTAATACAAACGATAAAGTTTATATTGAAAATGGCAACATTTACAACGGCACAGAATGGTACTATGATGGATATAATTGGAAACAAGCACAAGCAAAAACACAATCAAACCAAGCACCGTTGTATAACTTATATGATGAAAATAAAAACTTGCTTAATAATAATGAAGAATACCCATCATCAACTTTTATTGGATCAAAAATATTTGGATATAAAGTTGGTACACTATCTAATGATATTGAATTAGGTTTTCCTTTAGCATATTCTTCTGGCAATGACAGGAGTGATATTCAGTTTTCAAACTTTTTAAATGAAGACATTTTTACATATGACGATGGTGAAATTTCTGGTTACAAATATTATAAGCAAAACATATATCCACAAACGATTAGCAAAACTTTTGATTATGAAGTAAATGTTAATCCAAGTAATGTCCACACAGATAAGAATATATATTTTATAAATGGAGAGGAAGCTCCTGCACTAATATTAGTTCGAGGTAATACATATAACTTTAAATTTAGTTCTCCGGAATCATCTTCACAAGGATATACAGGAGAAAATCATTCTTTTTATATTTCAACAGGTACTGCTTGGAGTCCGGGAGCATACACCGGTGAATATACTGGAGGCGTTACTGGTTCTAGAGCATACTATGGCGGAGCGTCATCTACACTAAAGTTCACTGTACCATCAAACGCTCCAGACACATTATACTATCATTGTGGCATACACAACAGCATGGGAAACAAATTGGTTATTGTAGATAATCCTATTACAACATTAGATGAAGCAACAGAAACAAATTATTACAATGAATGGTTTACTGATCCAACTAAAAAATTAAAACAACGATTAATACAAGAACACACTGTCAGTAATAGAAACATAGATACACCTGTGGTATTAGAAGTGTTGCCTACATCTGTACTAGACATAGAAGTTTATAAAAATGGTGATAAATTAAATTTTGGTACAGATTATACTCTAGAATCAAGTGTTTTGTTTAACTTTACTACTCCATTAGTACAGAAAGATTTTATCAAAATTTATTACAAAACTAATGACCCAAATCCAATAAGATCAACGAACTATTTTGAAATACCAAAAAATTTAGAAAACAATGCGTCTAACGAAGATGTAAGCACTGTTACCTATAGTGAACTATTTGAGCATTTTAAATCAACTATAGGAAATCAAAAAGGATTTACTGGTTCAATAAATGGAACAAATAATTACAGAGACACAGCTCAAGATCTAAGTTTAGGTTCAGTAATTTTACAGCACGATGCTCCGTTGCTTAAGGCTATGGCAATCACAAATAACCAAAATTTAGATATTCCGGAAGCAATTAGATTTTCAAAAGATAGATATCAAGAATTTCAGTTAAAATTTTTAAGTGCAGTTAATAATATTCAAAACTCGCAAGAAAGTTTAACACTGTCAACAGCACAGATAGTTGATAAAGCACTTACTAATTTGAATGCAACCAAATCACTTGGTGACCCGTTTACATATTCAAATTTAATTGCCAGTGGTGACAGATACGTAGCAGAAAGTCATACAATTACCGTTTCGAATTATACCTGGGGTGTTCAAACAGCATCACTATCTTCGTTATCTATAACATCAAATGATGTGTTTAATACAGAACCAGGTTTAATTATATCTAGTGCATTTGATTTAGATACTGATTTTAATTCAAAAGTATTGTATATCTATAAAAATAATGTTCAAATGGTAGTCAATCATGATTACATTGTTGACTCAGGATCTCAAGGAACTAAAGTTATATTTTTAGGTGCAGTGAGTCAAAAACCTCAAATAGGTGATGTGATAACTGTTCGTTTCTACGAATCAATTCAACCAACATGGATTCCGCACACTCCTGCATCTTTAGGTATTGGTAAAGTTTATAAGCCGCAAGAGTTTACAGATTCAACAACTTATAGTTCCGGAACTAGACACTTTATCCAATGTCATGACGGATCATTGGTACTAAAATATAATGATCAAAGAGACACAGCATTATTAGAATTAGAAAAAAGAATTTACAACACAATGTATTATAAAATATCAAATCAAAATAGTGAATCAATGTATAGTGTTGAGTCGATTATTCCTAACAAATTTAATTCTACTTCATGGAGTAGAAAAGAAATTAATGATCTTATGCAACCTATTTTTACACGATGGGCAAATGACAATGCTGTTAATTATCAAGAAAACACAGGTTATTCTCAAATTATTACATTAAGTCCAAATAACAATTATGTTGTAACAGACTATGTAGCATCTGGATATATGGAAACAGCAGGAAATCAAAGTTTTATAGTAGGAGAAGAAATTCAAGGAGCAAACAGTGGTGCAAAAGCCAAAATAATTTCTGTAAGTCAAGACACAAACACAATCACAGTAAACAACATTATTGATGAATTTGATATTAATGAAGTTTTATTAGGATCAAAAAGCGGTGTTGGTAGAAAGTTAGCAACTGTTAACGTCGATTGGAAAGTGTTAAACTATTCATCACTTGTAGACCAAGATGGCGAAAGTTTACCAGGACACTGGAGAGGTATATATCGTTGGTATTACGGAACAGATCGTCCTCATACTCACCCATGGGAGATGTTAGGATTTAGTCAAAAACCGTTATGGTGGGATCAATATTACACATGGACATCACCATCGATCAGAACTCAGTTAATTAGTGATATTGAACAAGGAATTATTAGAAGTGGTGCTAGAGAAAATTATAGTGATAGATCATATTTAAGTAATAATAATGTTTACAAAAAACCAGGGTTTTCATCATATGTACCAGTCAATAGTAATGGTGAGTTATTAAGTCCTTTAGATGTTGGTATTATTTCTGCAAACCCAACAGAACTTCCTTCACAGGCTGATTGGAAGTTTGGTGACGGCGCACCTGTCGAACATGCCTTTGTAACTTCTGTTGCATATCAATATGCACTGCAACAATTGTTATATGTAACAACTCCTGGATTATATGTTGAACAATTATGGGATGTACTTGATACAATCAAATCTACAATTAATGAAAATCAATCAATTAGTAAAACCACTGGAAAAAGATCTACAAATAAAAACTATTATGTTCACAGTGAATCTGATGTATCGTTAAACAGATATTTACGATCTGGTGTACAGAATTTTATATCAGATTATATTTTATATCAAGGGAATGAAATATCAGAAACGTTTGGTGAAGTAATTAGAAATATTCAAGCAAACTTAATGTATAGATGTGCAGGATATATTGATACAACAAAATTAAAAATTGAATCAGAAGCATATGATTCTACAAGTAGAAGTACAAATATTATTATTCCTGCTGAAGATACTAATGTTACATTATATACTGGTGCAAGTATTCAAGAAGCATCATATAGTGCAATTATTGTAGAATTAGTAGATGGCGGTTATAAAGTTTATGGATACGATACAGCTCGACCTTATTTTATAATTTACCAACCGTTACCAAATAGTTCAAGTTCTTTAGTAAGAGTTGGAGGAAAAGATATTTCTCCAAGCGAGTATAATGCTGGAGTAACATATCATAAGGATGAAGTTATTTCGTTTGGTGGAATTTTTTATCAATGTACTGTTCCGCATACAAGTTTATCAACGCAATCATCACCAGAGTTATCATATTGGAAAAAAATTAGTAAACTTCCACAACAAGGTGGCACTGAAGTAAGAAATTATAATCAATATGATTATAGTCAATCAGTGAACATAGACTATGGCACTGTTTTTAAAACACGTCAAGAAGTGTATGATATTATAAAAGGTTATGGACAATATCTAAGTTTACAAGGATGGACTTTTGATGATTATAATTCAGATCTTGGTCAAACAATGGATTGGGATTATTCTGCAAAAGAATTTTTATTTTGGAGTCTTGGTAAATGGCAAATAAACGATTTTGTTACTTTAAGTCCGTCAGCATCAGTTTTAAAATTTAAACCAATTAGTGGTGTAGTACAAAGTTTAACTGACATAGTCAATGGAACTTATAGTGCATTAAACAAACAAGGGTATGGATTAGATACATCACAGTTGCAGGTTAATCGTAATAGTGATGGGGTTGAAGTATTTCACAAACAAAATATTGGAATATATGGTTTACGATTGTATGTAAAAGAAACAGAACATGCTATTACTCTAAACAACAGTACAATATTTAACGATACCATATACAATACACTATTGGCACAAAGACAGCCTCGAGTAAAAATTTCTACAGTAAAAACATTAGACTGGAATGGGAAATTAGAAGCAGATGGATTTATTGTTAATGGAACTTCGTTGATAAACAATTTTGAAAAATCTGTAAAAGATACATTAGAATTTTATGATGTTGATGCTGAAAAAGTTGATACTGATTTTAGAAATGCGGCTATGCACGTAATTGGTTATCAAGAAAGAGATTACCTAACTAACTTAGGTATATCAAAACGTAATCAAGTTAAATTATATCAAGGAATGGTCAAACAAAAAGGTACAACAAATGCCATTGATAGATTGTTGCGTTCAACAACAGTAAGTACAGATCAAACATTTGACACATATGAAGAATGGGCATTTAAAGTTGGTGAATTTGGTTCAACAAACTTTAATCAACAGATTGAATTAAGATTAAAAGCACAAGATGTTGTAACTGATCCATTATTGTTTGAATTTATTTTACCAACAGATGGTACAACAACAAGTGGGTACGATGCTACAACAGATGAAATTGTAACTATTGATATTGACGACACTGCTCGCTGGTTAAAGAAACCAACAGGCGAAAAGACACTCGCTAATCTATGGCCGACATCGTCGACTGTTGATTCAAATATACCAACAGCAGGATATGTGCATTGGAATGATTCAACATATCAAGCATATGATTCAACAGCACTAGATAATTTATATGGATCACAATCAGGAGAAATCGCTTTAGGGTCAACTGCTTGGGTAGCCAAAGATGTTGATGGTGGTAAAGATTGGAATATATATAAATTAAGAAACACCGGAACTAAAATTGATAATGTTGTATCAAATGGTGATGCCAACACAGCAATGAAAGTTACATTATCAGGAACAACTGTTGGGGCAACATCAGGTGATAATCAAAAATTTATAATACACAAAACATATGATTCAAATGGCACTTTGGTTATTGATCCAACAATTTGGGGGACACACACATTAACATTTAAACCAACAACTCCTACAGCACCAACATTAACAATAGCATTTAGTGATGCAGTAGGAAGTGGTGCATCGCTGGCAGTTGGTAATATTGCCGGGTCTGTTACTAATGTAACATCAACAGGTGGATCAGGTTTTGCTGTAGGTGACGTTATTACATTTACTGGAACTACAGGAAGTGGAGCATCAGCAATTGTACAGACAGTAAACGCCGGAGAACCAACATCATTAACACTCAACAGTGGAGGCGCAAACTATTCAGCGGCACCAAATGGATTTACAGTAACAGATTCATCAGGCACAGCAAAAGTATTAGGAACAGATTACACAGCACCAACATTTACATTTACTGGCTCTGGTACAGGTGGCGTGTTTGGTGAAATACTTGATTTAGTTATAACAAACGGCGGAACAAATTATCAATCACCAAAAATTATAATTACAAGATCAGATGGAAGCGTAGTAGAAATCACATCAAGTAACATAACTTTAAATAGTGGAGTAATAACAGCAATCACAGTACCAAGCAACGCAAGTCAACCAAACAACCAAAAATTTAGTTCAGGAATCACATCAACAGCAACTGGTAGTATCACAATATACGATACAGCAACAGGATACGAAGAAACATTTAATTCTCAGTTAGCAAAAGTATTTAATAAAGCAGGAACAATGACATTGACTGCGAATGTGACATCAGCATGGTCCCAAAAGTCAGGAGCATCAAACCCAACTGTAACAGTTTCTCATTCAACAGATAATTCTACATGGACACCATTTACTTTAAGTGCTCCAGTTGATTTAACCACAGCAGGAACAACTGATATTGTTCTTAGTGCATTACCAACCGACAACGCAAATGTTTATGTAAAAGCAAGTTTAACTGTTACAGATGCAACAGCAGGAAATGTTACATTCTCATTAAATTATAGTTCAAGAGAATATGAAATTACTAAATTAGATGGCACAAACGAATATGTTACCACTGTAGACAATACAACGATAAATGACCCAGCAGTGGGTATACCTTTGCTTGATTGGGAAGATGTAAGATTAAACAATCAATTAGATACTGTAGAAACAACTGTAGCAGGAACATTAAACACTTTCTTAACAGGTATTAATTCAAATGTTACATGGTCAGACGGCGACTTAATTTGGCTAGATAATGATTCAACAGGCAAATGGGGTGTGTATAGATTTACATCAAACGTTGCAATTAAAAATACTTATAACAACATTAGAGGAACAGAACCAGAAGCAGAACAAGATCCAATTTTACTTGGCACAAATTATTGGATTTTACATAGTGATGTTGATTATGATGATTCTACAAAAACCATAGAACAACAACAAGGACACTTTGCAAATACAAAACGTAGACAATCAGATAAAGTTGTTACAAGCCAATTTGAACAAGCAGTTTTATATGATGATCGAACAAACAAGGTAAATCTAGTTCTTACTCCTTATGATCCTGCAAAAGGAATATTGCCTCCAACAGCAGACAGAGAAATTAAATTCAAATCCGAAATCGACCCAGCCGTGTATGATTACCATTCAGATATAAATCAAATGAGTACTAGCAAACCATGGCAAGATGAACACATTGGTGACGTTTGGTGGGATTTATCAACTGTAAGATATATTGATTATGAATCACATGACAATGCATATCGTAGAACATACTGGGGTAGATTATTTCCAGGGGCAACTGTAGATATCTATGAGTGGGTATCGTCGAAAACCCCACCGGCAAGTTATACAGGAACTGGTACTGTAAAATCGACAACTGAGTATTCAACAAAGACTGAGACAAATGATTCTACATCAGTTTCTATAACTACATATTATTTCTGGGTAAAAAATGTATCAGCAGTTCCAGCCATACAAGGTAGAAATAATAACACAATTACAGTTTCAAAATTAATTACGTCTCCAATTGCACAAGGATTAAATTACTTTGCACCAGTTTCACAAAATGCAATTTCAATTGCAAATGTGTTAAACTTTACAACAAAACAAAACACTGTACTACAGTTAAATTATAGAAAACGCAACACAAACGATAAAACAAATTCTAAACATGCACAATGGTTGTTAATTAAAGAAGATTATCCAAGTGCACCTATACCGGATCAAATTTGGAATAAAATGATTGATAGTTTACTCGGTTTTGACAAATTAGGAAACACAGTGCCTGATATGTCATTGTCAGAACATGACAGATATGGTAACCAAGTAAGACCAAGACAAAGTTGGTTTATAGATTCTAAAACTGCAAGAAAAATTTTCCACCAGTCATTAAACTCTATAACAACAAAAATTAATCTTGATGTTAATCACTTTGGTTGGGATATAGATTTAACCACAGCAAACTATTATGAAAAAACTAATTGGTATTATAATACATCATACAATGATGAAACTATTATTGATAAGATTGTTGATTACTATTCAGAAATAGACACATCATTATTAGTAAAAGATGAAATTATTAAAGTAAATTACGGATACAATTCAAAATGGGAATTATGGCAATATACTGATGTTGATTTTCTTTCAGGCACAACCACTACATATGATGAATCAAATCTATCGCTAGTAAGAATTGGTTTACAAACTGCTACAGCAAAATTAAAAACAAACGTTTACACTGAAGAAGATTCAACAGCAATGGATACTGAACTCCGTGCTTATATTAAAGCATTGAAAGATAATGTGTTGATTGCACAAAATTTAAAATTTCAAAATGAATTATTATTTGCTATGATCAGATATGTCAACAGTGAACAAACACATGTTGATTGGTTATTTAAATCAACTTACCTAAATGTTATACAGCAAGATACTGCATTGACACAAAAAGCATCATTTGAAAAAGATCCATTTAATGATGTTAAATCATACATTGAAGAAGTAAAACCTTATAGATCAAAAATTAGAAACTTCTTAAGTAAAAAATCTCCTGTAAGAGAAGATGCTGATATGGCAATGAGTGATTTTACCGGAGATAGTGATTACACATTGGATCCTAATACACTAGAAAATACAAACCCGACACCAAAAATTAATACCAAATTAGTTTTTGATAGAGTGTCAACAACTATAACTAAAGTAGACAATACAGAATCTACAGAGGGAAACTGGACATTAGGTATTGGATATTCAGAAGGAACAAAAGTAAAATATAATGGAGGTTTTTGGCAATGTACAACAACACATACACCACCAACTGTTGGCGGAGGTATTTCCGGATATACTTTAGCAAATCCAGTAGTAGTAACAACGAACAGTGCTCATGGATTATCAAATAATGATGTTGTTACTATAGCAAATGTATTAGGAACAGCGTCTTCTGGTACAGCAGACTCAGAAATTAATGGAGTACATAGAATTTCAAATGTTACATTAACTACTTTTGAAATAGCAACGGTTGACAGTTCAAACTTCCTTCCATTTAATTCGAATGGTTTAGTCAGTACAACAACTTTTGTTAATGATGCACAAAATGGTAAGTGGCAACGCATACCATACACTATGTCAGCTGAAGCATCTGACGTAGATAAGATAAACAGAATTATATCAACAACACCAATTATTGACACACATGTTGATCGATTAGCCAAGTATTATTATGCCACAGAGTTAGCGGCACTTGATGTTACTGATGCAACAGCAGTGAGTTCATTTATGAACACACTTTCAAATAAAATTGGATACTATAAAGATTTAGATGTACAACCAATTGGGTTTAAAGTTAACAGAGATAGAATAGGTCAAGAGCTTGAAAACTTTGCATGGGACAGTCTGCAATGGGATTATAATGCAGTAGGAACAAATCCACAACTTGGTTTTGATGCAACTACAGAAGCATTACAACAATGGTATGATAGTAAATTTACAAGTTCAACTATCTGGAAAAATAATACAACATATACAAAAAATACTTTTGTTAAACACAATGACCTTGCACACTTAGATGAATGGAACGTTGCAACAAGTTATACAGTTGGCGATATTGTTAAACACAACAATGAAATTTATGTTGCAAATGTTACACACAAAAATTTAGCAGTTGGCATTAATAAGTTAGGATCAAAAGATGGAGTTGATGAAAATAATTTTGTTCCATCACGTTGGGATTTAATTAGAGATAGAATTTATTATACCAATGACGAACACACTTCAAGTACACAGTTTGAAACCGATTATGATGCAGGCAAATGGATATTGGTACAGGCACAACTTGACTCGGCAGGATTTGCAAGACCTAGTAACGATCCGTATCCAGAAGAAGTTATTCCATTTACACCAAAAGAATCATTATTAATAACTGTAAAAACAAATGACGGTGTTACAGGTAGTGGAACTAACAGCGATCCATATGTAGGCACAGGAGACTTTACACAATATAAAATATATTATTCTCCATACGGTCAGACAGAATATTTGAGGGATAAATTTGTAGATGACGGAACAACTGATTCTACTGATGATCATACAACACTGAACGGAGAGATTACTAAATCATCAAACACAATCACAGTTACTGATGCAAGTAAATTGCCGGCACCGAGTGGGGATGCAAATGAGCCAAACAATTTACAAAATAATAAACCGGGTGCAGTATGGATTGGATCAGAAAGAATTGAATACAGTAGAATTGATGGGAATGTACTCAGTGATCTTGTACGTGGTACTCACGGAACAACCATACAAGATCATGCAACAGGAATAGATGTGTACAGTGCTAATACATATATTCCTGGAGGAAAAGAAGTTGGATTTTGGAACAGTACAGCAACCACATTGTTAGATAGCACAACTATTCAAGCAACATATCTTAAAAATGGAGGAAATATTGATAGTGATTTTGATTATACACAAGCAGATTATGTAGACCCTGACTATGTGTAATGAATGATAAATATTGATATAGGTAGAGAGCATTATGACAGTTACAAAAAGATTAGTAAAAGGATCAGCATTAACCCACTCAGAATTAGATGGGAACTTCACTGATTATGAAGGTTTCAAAGGTTTTTTTGATACTTCGGTATTTTCATTAGCAAATGATGGGCAACTATTATACTGGAACAACGCAACATCAAATGTTGAAGTAAAAGCAGTTACAACCACTGATATTGCGGAAGGCACTAATTTATATTACACAGATGCTAGAGCTGACACACGAGCAGATGCTAGAATAGCCGCATCAGGTGTAACAAGTGCAAAAGCAACAAACTGGGACACAGCATATAGTTGGGGAGACCATTCAGTAGCAGGATATTTAACAGACATTACTTCACAAACACTAACACAATTGTCAGATGTTGCTTCAGCAACTGCTAGTGAAAATGGATATATTTTATACTACGATCACTCTACAACAAGTTTTAAATGGAAATTAGATTCAGCATCAGTGGCAGACAGATTTAATGTTAATAACACAAACACATCAATGTCAGTAGGCACTAGATATGCTTTTAACACAGCAGGTGGAACTTTAACAGCAACACTTCCTGGGGCACCAACATCAGGTGATTGGATTGAAATTGCAGATGGCGGATTTAATTTTAGTACTAACGCATTAACAATTGCTAGAAACGGCAATACCATTAATGGCGCCAGTGTAGATATTACACTGTCAACAGATGGACAAAGTATTGGCTTGTTATACAACGGTAGTGGTTGGGTAACATACATAGGATTTAACACAGCAATATACGGATAATTAAAATGGCTATAACACTTAGAAGAAATATCGGTCAAGCATTAACATTTGATCAGTTAGATGATAATTTTGCTGATTTTACTACCTTTAGAGGCAAGTTTGATGAATCACAATGGGTAGGCAGTAATGATGGTAAACTTTTATATTTTAATGTTACAACTGGAAAAGTAGAATTAAAATCATTATCTTCAGATGATTTATTAAGTGGTTTCTCTACAAACTTTACTAATTCTTTTGCTACAAAAAATACTGATGAATTATCAGAAGGATCAACAAATTTATATTATACACCAGCAAGAGCAAATTCAGATTTTGACATAAGAATAGCAACAAAATCAACAACTGATTTATCAGAAGGATCAAGACTTTATTACACAGATGCAAGAGCAGATGCACGTATTGTGGCGGCAGGTTCAACCAATTGGAACACAGCATACAGTTGGGGAGATCATGCAAATCAAAATTATTTGACAAATATTTCATCTCAAACTATAGGTACATTAAGTGATGTAGATGTAACTGGTGCATCTAATGGAAAAATATTAAAATACAACGGCTCACAATGGGTGGTTGCTAACGATGACAATAGTTCTAACAGTATTACATTAACTGATTTAAGTGTTGGTGCAGAATTAGCCGCCAGTGGAGATGGGGGAATAACTTACAATAATACCACTGGTGTATTTGCATATACTCCACCAGATTTATCAAATTATCTAACAGATATTACTACACAAAATTTAACCACACTTGCAGATGTTGATGTAACAAGTGCTACAAATGGACAAGTATTAAAATACACTGCCAGCACAGCAACTTGGGAACCACAAGATGATGCTGGAATGGTTGCAGTTGCACTAACAGATATTTCAGATGTAATAATAACAGCACCAACAAGCGGACAAGTTTTACAATACAACGGATCTGGTTGGGTTAATTCTACTTCAGGAGCAATACCAACAGATACAGACGATCTTGCAGAAGGTTCAACAAATTTATACTATACAGATACTAGATTTGATACAAGGCTAGGTACAAAAACAACAGCAGATCTAACTGAAGGCACAAACTTATACTATACAGATGCTAGAGCAAGAGCGGCAATTAGTGAAGGATCAACTCAATTATCATATAATTCAAGCACAGGTGTAATGACATTTATACAAGGTAGTACTGACACAGTGTCAGAAGGATCTACAAATTTATATTATACAGATGCAAGAGTTGATGCACATCTAAATCAGTCAAATCCAACATCGGGTTATGTGTTGTCATGGAATGGCACAGACTATGCATGGGTGGCACAATCAGGTGGTGCAGGAATTACAGACGGTGATAAAGGTGATATCACTGTAAGCAGTTCGGGTGCTGTTTGGACAATTGATAACGATTCTATCAATGCAGATAAAATAGCCAACGATGCTGTTGGTATTATAGAACTTTCAGCAACAGGTACACCTAGTTCGTCAACTTATTTAAGAGGTGATAATACTTGGGCAACTATTTCGGGCGGTACTCCGGCTGGTGCAGATACACAAGTTCAATTTAATAGTTCGGGTTCATTTGGTGCTGATGCTGATTTTACATATAACAGCACAACAAATACACTAACAGTTGTGAATTTAGTTGCATCATCA